AATGGAGGTAATATTATGAAGGATAAGGATAAATATTTTGTAGAAACCGAAAACCTTGCTTTTCCTGAAATTCACACAGGTAAGGTAAAGCAAATATCAAGCGAAAAGCCTAATACCGACGAATCTGTTATTTATGATACAGTGGCAGTTCCCGAAATTCATATAAAAAAGAAAAAAGATAAGCACAGCAAATAATAACAAAGAGCCGTACATTAATTTGTGCGGCTCATTTTGTCAGTCTTTAAATAAAATTTGATAATTTAGCATATATGACAAAAAGTGATTGACAATGCTTGCTATATATAGTATAATGATAGTCTTAAAACAGGCTAAACTTTGTTTATATCCGGGGATGTAAAGGCTTCGACGGGGAGCGTGAACCTCGGTAAGCGAGCAGTGGTGCGGAGAGCCACTATAAAATCCGCAACTTTTAAAATAACTGACAAAACTACAGTTAGATTAGCAGCGTAAGCTGCTCGTTCCTGCACAGAGTACCACGGCTGTGTAAGGGGCGTCGATTAGTGGTAAATGTGAATACAGCAATGCTTCGGGCTGTGTCACACATTAGAAGCTACCGAGCCGTATAACCCGTTGTCGGGTGCTGCGGTAAGGGAATTTTAAAACGACAACTACGCTCGTAGAAAGCCTTGGCAAATACTTTTCGGACAGGGGTTCGATTCCCCTCGTCTCCACCAAAACAAAAATCCAGCAGATAAGCCAAAATCCTTTGGAATGGCTTGTTTGCTGGATTTTTTTAGTTGTATTAATGCAACACGAGTTGCATTAAATTAACACCAAATTGCATTAATTAAACGCATCAGATGACACGCAGATGACACAAAAAATATTAAAAAATTCAAAATAACTATTGACAGCCCACCATTATGGTGGTATAATGTAATCAAGATAAGAGATAAACAACATCTCAAATAATTTTAAAGGAGTTTTCACTATGAAAATCACAAACGCAAAAATCAACGCAGCAATCAACACTCTCAACGAAAAGACAAATCGTATTTATCAAGTTCGCACTGATTGCGATAGAGCAGACCTCTACAGATCAGAAAAATACTTTCTCTATCTGCAAGTTGACGAGTTTGGTGTGCATATGCCAGACGCATATGGTGTACTCGTTGCAGGGTACAAAACACAAAAAGCTCTCATAGAGAATTTATAATTTTTTATTGACAATATGTATTTTATGTGTTAATATGTGTTTATCAAATTAAATTTAAAATGAAGGAGTTATTATCATGACGGATTACAGCAATATCAAACAATATCTCAACAGTGAAAAAGCTATCGAACTCACATACGAGTTTGATAGAGAGTTCTCACCGTTTGCGGCCGGAATAGAACAGAAGGATATTCCCGCACTGCTAAACGATAAATCTCGATTCAGATACTATGTGTCATGGAAAACGGAAGACGAAGTAATAGATTTTCTTGGGAAAGCACATATTATCAATTCTTACACTAAAGAAGTTCGTAATAAGTATGTCAAGTACATTCAAGACGACAAACTCGTACTCAAGAAAGAATTTTTTGAGCAGGTTTTCACTTTCACTTCTACTTATGATTTCAACATCGACGGTAGATCACATATGATGTGCGATGTTGATTGTAACTTTCTTTCTCACTTAGATTATTACAAAGATAAATACAAAAGAAGAAAAAATAATGATATAAAAATATTCGACATAAACGATGACATTGATAAATACATCGATACAATCATTAACTTTATGTAACTAAATACAAGCGAGCGGATACAAATTTCCGCTCGCTTAAGGAGGAATTATAAATGTACAAATACAACATCAAAGATTTTAGACAAGCTTGTGGTTTCACTCAAGCCGAATTGGCCGAGCGAGTAGGCTGCGACCAGCCGATGATGGCTCGCTGGGAGAACATTGACGCAACAAGCAATGTTACTATCTCACGAGAGAACATCAACAAGATAGCGCAAGCATTGAAAGTTACAGCAAGCGATATTGATTGCACAATTCAGATGACTCTTGAAGAGCTTATTCTGCAAGCGAAAGCGGACGGCACATACATCGCAAAGAATTGCAATAAAAATGATTTAGCTGCCCTCAAACTCAAAATCTCTCAAGACATAAGCAGCCACGATCGTGACGATGTGTGTTGTGACATTCTCCAGCTGAGCGCAACAGCGAATCATGAATGTCTTTTCTTTTACGATCTGTTGAAAGAAAAAAAGTTTACATCAAAATTCTTAACTATTGTGTCTGCATTCGTAAATGGTCTTTCGGGATGACTACAAACAAAGGAGTTTTCACTATGAAAATCAAAGACGCACGACTTAACGCAGGACTAACGCAACAGGCTATGAGCGACTTACTTGAAATTCCGTTGCGAACAATTGAAAATTGGGAGGGCGGTAAGAGCAAACCGCCTATATATGTTGAAAAACTTATCATTGAAAAGCTCGATAATATTGCGAAGGAGAGATTTAACATAAAAAAAATACGAACTCAGAAAAGGATACTGTGAAGTTCACGCAAAGAGTGCTAACTTTTCGATGTGTATATAAAACCGTATGCAAATTAAAAAAATCGCCCCTCGGATACCAATTTGGTACTCGAGGGGCTAAATTTATTTACGCTATTCTTTTTTATTTGTTTCTGAATCTGTCTTGCTTTCGACTGTATTTTTCAATCGGCGGACGATATTTACAAGAAATTTCGGAATTGGTGTGCCCAGCCCAGCAAGGTTTTCAAGAATTGAAATAAGCTCGTTTATAATCAGCCACACGGAAACAATTAAGCCGAAGTAATAGCTTGAAAACTCAATCCCTGCTGTGGCAAGTCCTGCACCGATGAGGTAATCAACCACACCGCCCACGCACACGAGAACGAGGTAGCCTATCTTTTTAAGTATGCCCTTAACACCAATACGGCTGTTAAGGGTTTTATTGATGTATGCCTCTGCCATACCTGTACCATAGTCTATTATCATTACACAGATTAAAACTGCAAGCGGTACAAGCAATATGTTAAAATAAGCTGCCAATGCACCGATAGCTACTGAAACAGTAACCTGAATAATATTGTCTTTCATTGTTTTATACCTCCCACAAATTGATACCTTCCATAACCGCCCTTGCTTCGAGTACGGCAATATAGTCTGCCATTGATTTAATCTGCATATTATATGTACTGCGTGGACAAGCCGGAACGAAAGATAGTTCTCCCTTATCCCAATTATCAAGCATTTTCTTCAATCCCTTATAACGGATTACCAATTGCTGATACTCTGCAATAAATCTTTCTTTATAATCATTGCTTTTCATTAATACAACTGTATCAATCAAAGGTTTATTTCCAATTTCATCATAAGCTTCTTCAAAAACTGACTTTGGACTCCAAGAGATATAACCATCAGAATATTTTACTATATATCCCTTGTCATTTGGATTTTCGTTTTCAGGGATATTCCAGCCTCTGAATTTGTTATAATCACCTCTTGTCATAGATTCAGCTTTAATTTTTTTAATTCCAATATAATTTACCATAATATTTTACCTCCAAAATTATGTCAATGTAATCTGCACACCGTCAATTTTAGTGCCGAGAAGTCCTGCGTAGCCGTCCTGTGAGCTGTCTTTTTCTGTGTTGTGCTGCCAATCCCAAAAGCCTGCACCCTGCTTACGCACTCTGTATGTAGCCTTGAAGTCGCTCACGCCGCTAAACTCGACCTGAATTGCGTCAATGACCTTGCCTTTAATGCCTGCATAGCCGTTGTTGCTATCGTTGATGTCATAGCCGTCTACCCAGTCAAGCCAATCACCATTGAGCAAGTGCACACGATAGCGAATTTTACCTCTTGATACCTTAAGAGCAATAGCAGAAATCGCCTGCTTTTTTCTTCCTGCTATGTTGCTAAGACCTTTTACTTCGCTGTACCACTTGCCGTCAGCGTACACACGATAAGTCAGCGTTGGCTTTTCAACCTTAACATTTTCAAAAACATTTTCGTTAAATATGATGTTCGTATCAATATTTTTGCCGTAACCGCTTACTCTGCCTGTTGAACTGTTCTGCCATATATCACAGCTTAATTCATTTACGGAGTTATATTGTGCAAGCCAGATACTGTACTTTTTCTTTAACTTATCATAATCAAGACAGTTGTTAAACCAATTCAGATTGGCATACACACCTGCTTTGTAGTTACTTTTCTTAATGGTTTCGCAAAATCGTTCTGCAATCGCTGTAAGTTTTGTTTTGCCGAGTTTAATCATTGAATAATCTTCCAAATCATAATAAATCGGCATATCAAAATATTTGTTTTCAATACACTCAAGGCAAGCCTTAGCTTCTTTTTCTGCATCATCGACGCTATCAGCATAACTATACCAATAGGCACCGATTTTAAGTCCCGCCTCTTTAGCATTACGGTAATGACTTTCAAACATCGTGTCTTTTTGTGATGTTTCTCTGCCATAACCAGCTCGAATTATGACAGCTTTTATACCGTCATTTTTCATTTTGTTGAAGTCGATATTCTGCTGAAATTCCGAAACATCAACACAAGTTACTTTTGCCATAGTCATTCTCCTTTATTTAGATATTTAGATTTTCAACAACTGTCCAGTCACATTTCGTTGCCGGAGCTGCATACAATTTCTTAATTTCAGATATATTGACGCAGCGGTCAACAGTAAGTACATTCGGCGTGTCAGAATATTCACCTTTCAGCGTTCTTGCTTGGATTTCCGTTCCACCAAAATCACAATTTCTGATTGTAATATTCGAGCCTGTTTTCATATGTAAGCCGAAGCTGCTATTATCTGCATTATCGTGATTTTGATAACCTATCGTGCAATGCGTTGGTATGATTTTACAATTTTCAATTAAGCCGACTTCGCCAAAGCTATGACCGCAACCAAATACAGGAACAGTTGTTTTGCCAGCATAATCAATGCAATCTGCTCTGCCACCCCATTTAAAAATACAGTTCGAGACTTCCCACTTAGTTGCGTAACCTGTTCCACCACTCTCAAGGTGTATGCCATACCTGATATTTTTACAGTCAAAGGTAAATCCCTTGATGTGCGTGTGAACATTCAAATCTAAATGAAATGGACACTTTTTTATTATATCCTCAGACTTCAAAGTAGACTTATCAAACCCTGTCGCACCGTCCCACTTGATTATAGTTGCAGAGGGGTTATAGATGTTCTCAGACTCATAATAGACATAGTCTTTCATCATTACACCACGATAACCTACAAGCCCCACATCGGACAAACCTGCGTATCTATCTTGCATATCTGTATATGTGCCTTGTGCAACGATAATTGTGTAGCGATTATGGTAGTTGTTGTCTGTTATACTATCATTAGCAGACAGAATAGAGTTGAACTTTGTAACACCAAAACCGTCTGTATCTTCGTCATAATCATTTGAAACATACAAATAATGCATAGCGTAGTCGGGAGCTTGGTACAATTCAGGTTTAATATTAGACTTTATTAAGTCAGGGTTAGAATAAGCTGTACGCTTATTGTTCTGTTCAAGTTGAAGATTACAACTGTTGTCAACAAGTCTATTTGTAGCAACCGCAATTTTAATGGAATTAACGGTTACATTTTCTGTCGCTGTATAAGTGGCCGTTGCATTCTTGAAAGCACTAACTTCTGACAAGAGCCAAGATGAGCTAATTGCCGTCTGCTCATTCGCAGGGTAGAAAACACAACCGCTGTTTGTAATATTAGCAAAATTCTGCAACGATAAGCAATACGCTTTGCCTTGTTCAAGAGTAACCGCACGCTTGAGCTTGAGATAAAAATTAACTGCAGATGTTGATGTGCCGCTTAAGCTAATTTTATTGTTCTTGACTGAAATAGTAACTCCGCTCGTTGTCTGCTCTGTGTCCTCAAGCGATGTGAGATTGATGCTTGTAGATGTATTGAGCAAAGAGTCTTTTGCTATCATTTTTGCAGATGCGGTTTCGATTGCGGAATTAACATCATTTTTGGTTGCTAAATTTGCGCCTGCTGGTTCATATTTAGATTTTGTATTTATTACTGACTTGTTCACAAAAACACTAAAATGCTGAGTTGTCAAGATTGTATCGTTCTCACTTAGCACAAGCTCGCACTTCATCATACCTGCGAGCTGTAGCATTGATTTCGCAAGAGTGATTTTAACCGCATTGTCTGCAACTATACAAGGCACATTTTCAGCAACAATAACATTATCCACAGTTGCGTTAAACGCAGCGGTAACGCTTGAAGATAGCGCTACTGGTTGTGAATCAGCATATAGCTTACATTCAATGATGCGTGACTTGTCATCATTTTGAGCGACTATTATACTTTCGTAATTTCTGTCTTTGTATACATCAAGATTAAGTTTGTATTTTACATTCAATTATGTTCACCTCATTTATTTTACGAAATCAGATAGCTTAGTTTTGAACGAACCAAGCTCAAGCTGTTTATATCGTTCTCTAAGTGTATCATATGTAGTTTTGACTATTTTGGATTCCGCTGCAATACTGTCACTTAAGATTACTGTAACAGTATCGCAAAGATTAAACTGTTGCATATCGTCAAGGACCGCTTCTACATCAACTTTAATATTGCTCTTGATCTCACCAAGTTTATCTCCTCCTATGTAAGCTGTTGCTGCTATTCTGCAAGTGTTTTTGACAAATTCGTATCCGTCGCCTGTCGAAGAGTTGACAATTATTCCGTTAACAAGATTGTCAGGAACTGGATATACACTTAGTTTATTTGTTTTTGATTTTTGTTCAAAAATCTCATAAGGGTCAGCAATTATCTGTATGTCTTGCTTTGAAAATTCATCATAAACAGTAGCATAAGCACACACATGGCTTATTGTAGTTTCGCTCGACTGTGTTTTTTCATAGCTTGAGATGTTATCACCCCATTTAAGTCGATATGCTCTTTTTTTGCCTCTGCTTTTTAGAAATGAAACATTGAAGTTATTCCACTTGTATTCACCGTGAAACAAATCAAGTAAGCTGCCTTCTGCTCCGCCAAGAAAATCGCCGAGCGTGCAAACTTGAGTAAAGCCGAGCTTGATGTTTTTTCTGTCCGTTATATCTGACGAAAATACATAGTTGTTGTCAAAAAGAGCATCTAAATTTTCGTAAGCCTCCGCAGGTGAATAGAGTTGTGCTGATGTTTCGCCTGCGGCAAGAATGTTGTTATAGCAGTTATGTTTGATGTGCTTCGCTTTGATACTAAGCACATTGTTTTTTTCTACTACCTCGTAGATTTCAAAAAATTGTGCTTCGTCTGCTGGGTTTGGCTTTGCGTATATATAATTTTGTATAACAGCACTTTCGGCACATTCGGAGTTTTTAACAACGCTTGCATTTAATGTGTAATCTGCATTGCGTGACTCTTCGACGGTACATTCTGTGCAACCGGTAAGCCTGCCGAGGTAGTGCATTGAGTTGAGCGATAATATTCTGCTTGTCGTTTCGTAGATCAAAGGTATCATAAGCGCCTCCAATTTGGCTCAAGTGTAAGCGAACCAATAACCTGATTGGCGATAATCTCATTTTTTCCTACTTTAAATTGCTGCGGCAAGAGAGGTGAGATATAAGATTTAATGCCGTTTTTAACAGAGTAATACTGCATATTTTCACCGTCAAGGACTGTGTAATCTGCGTTAATTGAATTTTTTATAGATAGTGTTTCCCCGTTTATCGTTAGCGTTGCAGAAGCACCCGTACCCGTGAGCTTGTAAAGCGGATTTGACTGCATTCTTTCAGGGTTGAGTAAATTTAGCTTTTGACCGCTAACAAGGCTTATAGGCTCTGTCTGTGCATACCAATACGGCTTACGACTGAATTTAACGGTAGTTGTGAGATATGAAGGTAACTCACGCTGAATTGTGTCAAGGTTAGTCACTACAGCATAGCAATAATAGCCTTTGTTATATGTGTCCTTGTATGTTTGATAATTGTTAAATTCAGTCAGCCAATCTATAATTTTATACGCAAGATATTGAGCAGTTGTGTGAGCAAGTAAACGCATTAAAGCTATTTGCAGCTCAAAATCAACATTCTTGTATCTGCCGTTGTCCTGCACTATATCACCGCTTCGCCCTGGAATTGATATAAGCTCAAAATCACGCTGAGCAACAGAGTGATAAGGTGCATTAACTATACGACCGCCGAATTGACTAAGCCATTTGCCATTATAAAAAAAGTTGTGCATCAGCTAAACACCTTCCTTTTACTTGTAATTTCCGCTGCTAATCGCTCAGATAATCTTTCCGCAAGACTATCTATATCCGAATCACTATTGACCGTTACGCCGCTAATATTCACATTGATGTCAATGTTAGTCGTTGACGGTTTGTCTGTGCTGTCACTCCTAAATGGATTTGTACCGTCCTGCTTGGCTTTACGATATTGTTCAGCCTCTTGTGCTGTCAAAACCGCTTCGCCTGCATCGAGATAAGCCAAATATTTGTCGCTCGGTACATAGTCGATACCGGCACGAAAACGGGGGAGAGTGACCTCTGGAATGTGCGGAATTTCAAGTCCTGCCCACTCAATTGCCCAATTGATTCCGTCAAACAGACCGTTAATCATTCCGATTGCACCGTTTATTATGAATTCAACTGCGTTTGGAATTAAGTTTAGAACATTCTTGAATATTTCTAAAATGCCGTTCCATGCTTTATCCCAATTTCCTGAAAAGACTCCGTCTATGAAGTCAATCAAACCGTTGAAAATTCCTGTCAAGCTTTCAATCGCACCGCTTATTCCTTTGATAGCTAATCCGAGTACATTGCTGAAAACATCTGCAAGAATTTCAATAACTGGAGTTAAAGCAGGTAGGATAGCGTTGAGCAGCATTGATAATAGCTCAAATAGCGGACTTAATGCGTCTGTCAATAAGTCGAAAACGGGTGCAAGAGCCTCGAAAACGGGCTGTAATGTTTCACTTAATATGCCTGCAATCTCGTTAAAAACAGGGATAAGCGGCTGTAACAAGTTATTGAGCAACTCTGCAAGTTTGACTATGAGCGGTGCAATAGCTGTTGAAATAAGTGCTGCGAACGGCTCTATTAACTGCAAAATCAAGTCGATAAACGGCTGTACAAGCTGAAAAATAGTGTCTAACAACGGCATTAATGCGTTGAGAATTTCCATAAACGGAGGCAAAAGCTGTTTGATTACTTGTACGAGAACAGGTAATAGTGCTTCTACGAGTTGAACAATTATTGGTGCTAACTGTTCCATAAGTTGAGCTATAAACGGAAGCAATTCCTCAATCAATGGCATAATCTGTTCAAGCATTGACACGATTATCGGGGCAACCTCTTCGCAGATGTTAATGAGCACAGGGGCAAGCTTCTCAGCTACACTTTCGATAAGCGGCGATAACTGTTCGAGTAACTTTGCACCTAAGCCAATAATCGAATTAAGCACAGGTTCTGCAACAGCACCGATTTGCGCCATTGTATCTGACAGTTGCTGATGTGCTCTGTTGGATTCCATTACATCGCCGTTTGTTTCTTTATACTGAGCAGAGGCATCCGAATACAGGCTCGTGAGGGTTGATGTGATTAACTGCTGTCTTTCTTGTTCTGATGAGCATTTAGCAAGTTTTTCATTAAAAGCATCCTCAGATACGCCCATCCAGTTAAGAGCATCAGCAAGCGGACCTGTTACCTGTCCGACTTTTGCGGTTTCGTTCGCCGCCTCAGTTAAACCTTCAATCGGAAGTGAATCACCAAACTGACCGTAAACACCTGTGCAGATTTCTGTCCAAGATTGCAAGTCTTTTGTAGAATTGCAAAGCAGAGAAAGATGATTTGCGGCTTCTGTCGCTTGTCCGCTGTCGCCTACTACGGCATAAAGGTCGGAATATGTTTGCTTTGCGTCTGCAGCTGAAAATTTGTTTGTGGTAAAAGCTGTGTCAAGTTTGCCCATTTCCGTCCGATATTCTCGCGTGCTTTCTGCCACGGAGGACAATGCTCCTACACCTGCCACCGCACCGCCTACCATAGCAGTTCCCCATTTAGCAGCAGTTTTGATTCCGTTTCCGAGAGTTGAAGCAACACCCTTGCTTTTCTTCTCAGTCTCTGAAATGGATTTATTTGCCTCATCATTATTAACGAAAATCGAGCCAAATAACTTAAAAATTTCAACTGCCACGCACTACACCTCCTCCCATTTGTAGCGATTGAGCATTTCTTCAACACGCTTTTCAATTTCGTCTGTATTGACTTCGTCCTGTGCAGTTGACTGCATTTTGTCGTCTATACTATCGACAAAATCTTTGTATGATAAATGAGTGATTTGACCAAGGCTCGTTAAGATATAAGCCTTGTATTTCATTTCCTCATTTTTCGCATTGATTTCAACTTCAATGATTTTGAGTATGTCAGCAAATGACAAATCTTGCAATGCTGTAAGATTGCCGCAGCAGTATTGCAAGATTAACTTATATGTGTTTATGTCAATGCTGAGAGCGAGGTAAAAAAACTTTGAATATCATTCTCTGCAATAATATGCTTGATGTCTGCAATTACCTCTGTAATGTCCATCAAACTTGCCTGTTCGGGGGTAATATCGCCTCTGATGTCAGCATAGAGTGAATAGAATTCGTTTTCCACTTCCTTGCTTGAGAGTGATGAAATCATAGTGACGATAAACTCAAGACCGACTTCCTGTGCGTTTTTCTTGTCCTTAGTTTTAACATTCTTAGCGAACTCGACAATTTCATTTTTTAAATCTGCTGACTTAATAATACGAGCCACCGAAAAAGCGTCCTTTAAGCCTAATTTTCTCATTGATTATACCTCCTCTGCAACCGGTTCCCAAATCACGAACGGCGGTTTAACATCTTCTGAATCGTATGCAGTTTCATCGCTGTAGCCGTAGAACTGCACATCAAACTTGCCGTTATCTTTATCCGCAACGCCCATTGTAAGACCGCCCTCATTCAGACCATTAAAAATCTGAATGATTACAGGCTTGTCTTTACCGAGCAGACAGCCAATCCAGGTGATGTTCGTGCAGTAATCGCTATCAAGCACATAATTTCTTCCTGTGATACCGTGATAGCCTGCGAGTGTTGCTTCATCTACTTCGCTTGCTCCAAGGGCCTTACGAATGTTGCCCTCAGTTACCTCCGCAACTGTGGCTTTGATATAAGTTTCCCAAGCGTCAATGAGGGTGTTGCCTTTAACTCTCGAATGCACACCGTCAAACTCAATGTTGCGAATAGTCGGTTTTGCAGAAAATTCACCGCCTTTGATAGTTACGCCAAGGCATTTACCTGCAGCTTTGGCAGTCGCATATGTATCTGTTTTTACATCATAGTTCTCAAAAAATACACCTGCGTCGAGCAGCATATTATCGAGTGTTTTGCTTGTAAAACCCGAGTAAGGCTTTACTTTTCTTACTTTTGCTGTGCCCATTATTTTTCATCCTTTCGTTTGTACTCTCTTAATTCGAGAGTGAACATTATTCTCTTAATAGACTTATCTGTTTCGTCTATGTACTGCCTATCGTCGCTTTTATAGAATTTGTAATAATTTTTTTCATGTTCGATGATAGCTAAGCCGATTTGCTCATTTATCTCATCTGCAATGCTGTCGATTTCGTCCGTTGTGTTTCTGTCATATAGATTGCAAGTTACAATAAACTTGTTATACGGCTCATCTGTGTATATCTGTTTGACATCGTAGACCAAACGAGGAAAACCACTATCAGCTTGCCTGAAAAAATAAAGAGGGGCAAAGCCAAACAGCACTTCTTTTAACATTTTTTTAATGCTATTCACCTTGATAATCCCCCTCCTTGATTAAGCTCTCGGCTTCTTCTGTGCCGATACCGCTCAAGTATTGTGATTCAATTTTAATTATGTCAGAGATATTATCTTCCGCTGCGTTGCTAAGTGCTCCGATTTTGGGAGATTTACTTGTACCAATTTCTTGGTACAAGCCGTAAAATCCGCCCGGCTTAAATCCGACTTGCAAATCGGGTACTTTCTGTTTGCTTCGCACCCAGTATTGCGTATTTTTCGCTAAGCGCCCCGTCCTGCGTTTTATTTTCTGCTTTGTCCGTTTACATACCAACTTGCCGACATCACGCAGAGCGGCTCTCTCAAGCTCTTTGAGAGTGTATTGTAGCCTTTCAACATTGCTTACAAATTCAACACCGTTTTTCGTTACCTTAACCGCCTTAGGTAGTGACATTATTTTCACCTACCACATCTGTAAGATACAGTTCAACTCTTTCAGAGTTCTTAATCTGAAAAGCTCTGTATATCTTGAATTTCTTGCCTTCAAGATAACAGAATTCTTCGTTGTTGTACTCAAATGCATTAATTACTACAACACACTCGGGTTTTAATCCATTGGCTTGAGCTTGGAAAAATTCAGATTGACGCACGAATTTCTGAATAGCATATACAGAGCGTTTTTTCTCTGCATATATAATCTCGTTGAGGTCATTAACAGACTGTTCAACTTTTTCAACAAGTTCAATAATCGTGTCACTATTCATAGTTCTGCACTCCTCTTGCTGCCATCGCATTTCTTAATTTTTCGTACTGAACCGACCAGTCACTATCTGCTACAGTCGAAAAATACGCTCTGCAATAGAACTTTACCGCTTGATTGACAAGGGCGGAGTTTTCGTGCTCGATGTCAACTCCTGCCCCTCGCATGTCAAGCAAACAAGCGTCAATCTCGGCTGAAATCTCATCATCAAACATTGTTGTTGTAATTCTAAGAGCTTTTTTTACTTCTTGAATTAGATTACTTTCAGCCATAGCTTTTCACTCCTTATGCGCTCTTTTTAACGAGCTTTACAAGACTGTGAGTATCCACGACCTTACCGTCTGCAAGCATTACTGCTTTAATAACAGTGTTGTCCGTTTCGTCTTCTTCGTATTTCTTGACGCTTACACCCATTACTTCGTTAAAGATGTAATCCTTGAGATTAAACATCATTGCAAATGTTGTGTCTGCTGAAACTGTATCTGCATATGAATCCATATAGCCATCAGTTGGGATAACAGTACGACCGAAGAGCGAAAGCGACGGCTTACCATTAAGGCCTTCTGACATACGAGCAACAGGCTGACCGTTGCTGTCTGTGATGCCCATAAATGAGAAGAATGACTTTTTTGTCATAAGCCACACAGCGTCATCATATGCGGCAGGAAGAGCCGCCTCGGCAGTGCAAAGTGTTGAATAAGTAAGTTTACCTGTCTTTGCTATTTCAATAGTCTGACCTGCTGGAGGCGTGCAGGTGAGAATACCTGTCGGAGAGCCTGTGCCGGATCCTTTAATAATCGCCATTTCGACAGCTTTTACAATAGCGCTTTTAATTTGTTCAATAAACTGCGATTCGAAAATATCAAGTGCAGTTTTTGTCATAAAGAGTGAAAATGCTACCTTGCATTCGAGCTTATAGCCGGCAAAAACGACTTTGTCTGTTGTTACTTGCTGCTGGTCTGAACCTTTTTCCTCATCAACCCAGCTCGCTGTCGGTCTGATATTCTGTGTAGGAACAAGAAGTGCGGTCGGATAAGCTGTCTTGAATACTCTTGCGTAAATTTCGCCTACCTTTTCAAGTTCAACAATCAATTTTTGATACATTGTCGTCGGTACAATTGCCGCCGCAGTACCTGATGTTGTCTGTGCCGCTGCATTTGCAAACTTCTGCGGCACCGGTACGCCGTTCTGAATATAGTTAGCAAACGCTTTTCTGTATTCTACGCTTGAATACATATCTGTTACCTGTTCACCCTCACCTGTGAGGTCGATGTTTGTCTTGTGATTTTCAAATGGTGCAGGCATTTTGATTCCCTCCTCTGCGTTTCTGTTTGCCTTTTCTACAGCAGAATTTTCAAAATCGTTGTCAAGCTTGTCAATCTGCTGTGTAATCTCTTTCGCCTCGGCGAGCTTATTTTCTGCAATGAGCTTTTTTGCCTTGTCATAAAGAGCATTTCTCTTGTCGAGATATTCCTGTTTGTTCATTCTTCTTCAACTTCCTTTCGTTTGAGCAATTCAAGTTTTGCTGTAAGCTGTGTTTTTTCGTCCCTCATCTGTTTGATGATGATATCAGGGATAAGGCTGTTAAGACTTGCCGCAAGTTTAACCTCTTTTGGCTTTTCAGCATATTCTGCGACCTTGTCAATAAAACCTTTTTCGACTGCTTCGTCAGCAGTAAGCCAAGTTTCATCGTCCATAAGTCCGATAAGTTCGTCTTCTGTCATACCTGTTTTAAGCCTGTACGCTGTCGCAACGGCTTTGCTCGCTTTGAGCAATACGCCTGATTCGTGTGCCATATCGTTGTAGTCGCCTGCGGCATAACTTGACACATTATGTATCATTAGCATACCCGTAGGTACGATTTCAGAGCTACAAGCACAAGCAATATACGAAGCAGCCGAGGCGGCAAAAATGACCTTGATTGTAGCCTTGCTTTCGGCGAGCATATCGTAAATTTCGGAGGCGGCAAAGATGTCACCACCTGACGAATTGATAACAACCTGTACTCCCTCATCATCCGCCACTTCGTCAAGCTGTGACCGAATGTCGGCTGGGCAACAGGAGGCTACTCCAAACCAGTCATAAATCCACTTATCATCATTCGTAATGATAGGGCCTTTAATGTCAATTGTTTTCGGCATCGTTTTCACCTCCTTCATCGACCGCAACTGTATCTAATCTTCTGAGCGGAGTGTCTCCGCCCGGAACAGGGGCAAGTCCAAGTGATTCTCGCCATTCGTTTGGAAGCATTGCTCCACGGTCAACCATTCCAGCGAAATTTAGTTTAGTCTTAAGACTCGCAGATTGTAGATTGAACGAACCGACTGCGATATAATTTCCACAACCTCGCTGACGGCGAGTGAATAGTTTCCGTGTCAGCTCGTTTTTAAGCTGAATGATTTTAGGCGATATCACCGCATCGAAATAAGCATTTTCTTCATCTTCGTTCGCTGTTGATGTGATAATTTTCACATTAGTGTTAAAAAGCTCAAGGATTCTGTTTTTCGTTCTATCCATTTGCAAAGCATTCGGGACATAGTCGTTCGGGGTTATCTGATTTGCGTCAACCTTTGCGTCAACTGCCGCAACACCCACGGAGCTGTTACTGATGTTAAGGTAGTTATCAGCAAACGCTTTTGCGTTTTTCTTCAAATCCTCGGGCCGCAAAGACGATGTGTATTTCAGTAACCATTTAATTACGCTTGAATTTCGGATAGCGCTGATGATGCCGCTGTCGGTTGTTTCAACGATTTCGAGCAAAGGAGCAAGAGCCTTAAATTTACCGCTGCCGAATATGTCGTTTTCAGCAAAATCATCACGCAAATGTATGACATCTTCGGAGGCAAAGCGGTAGGTCTTGCCGTTTGCAAGGATAAATTCATACACAAGGTTGCTATTCGTATCATACAAATCCGTAGCTGATTTAGCTGGTATAAAATACAATTCCGTAGGCAAGCCGTTTGTGTCTCTAATGATGAGCCAAAAAGCATTACCCGATAAGGATAACTGTGTGCTTGTCCTATATAGGAGCATATCCATTGTTGTGTACGGGTTTGGTTCTTCAAGCAAAAATTTGACATAAGGCTCGGGATTGATTAAGAGGTCTTTCCTGCCGTCAACGATTGTTTCTCTTATGTGCTTAATTGATAATTTTGAAAATCTGAGAGCCTGTGCATTAACGCAAGCTCGGACGGTGTCGGAATCATATGCTCTGTTGCCCCACAAGAAGAAATTTGAATTATTCTGTGTAACAAGTTCAACCCTTGAAAAATTCTTTGTCTTTCTGACATTGCGAACAGAATTTAAAAAGTTCTTAAATTTTCCCATTCTCTCACCTCCTAAACAATGCTCAAATATTCGTCTTCATATTCAAAATATATCGTGTAAGCGTCAAGCAATGCCGCAGTACCGTCAATTCGTCTCGTTGACTTTGAGGTCTTAATCGGCTGTATATTACCGTTTCTGTCCTCATCTATTGCAGTATTTGCAAGACACCATTTATCTATCGGGTTGTTGTTGTAGATTATTCTTTTCTTGACAAGGTCTGCTTTGAGGGCTTTCATCGGGGCAGACAGTGTTTTCTTGCCCTGATGCACCGCTTCCATAACGGTAGGACCGAAAGCGTCAATCATCTGATTAACCCACATCTGAGCCGACCAAGCGTCATAGCCCTCTTTCCATAAGTAAATATCGTATTCGTCTTGTAGCTCTTGATACCATGCCGTAACAACACTTGCGTCAATCTTGTTTCCGGGGCAGGTACGCATAAAGCCCTGTTCTATCCACTTGTCATACGGGATCTTATCCTCGGTTACTTTTTTCTCCACAAGGTCTGCTGGTATCCAGTACATTGACAATATAAAAATATTTTCATTGTCAGGCACTCGAAACAACATCTTGGCCGCTGTAAGGTCGGTCGTGCTTGATAAATCTGCTCCGCCTATGCCATAGGTTGGGCGGAGTTCCTTAACATCAAATTTTGTTTCGTTGTTAAGCTCCTCGAAATTGAGCCACGATTCGGTTGATGTTTCGGCTATGTTAAACTCCTTACATACAAGATTTCGTACAAGTGACGGATTCGCCTGCGCTTTCTTGACCTTGCTTGCAAGGACATTTCGATTTTTAATCGTGCCAAGTCCGGGGTTAGCCTTTTCCCAGCAATCGGGATTTTCCCATTCTTCACGCTTGTCAAGCTCGTAGATGATGTAAAGACTGTGCTCGTCTTTGTAGCCTACCTCGTCAAACAAGCCGTTCGTGGTGCGGACAGCATCGTCATAGATTTCATCGTAGATGTCCTCACGAATTTTGCCTGCAGTTGTTGTAACAAGGATAAGCGGTTGGTCTCGTCCGATGGTACCGTCTGCCATAATGTCGTAGAGTTGTCTGCCGTTTTTCCATTGGTGCAACTCATCCATTAAACAACAATGCACATTCAGACCGTCAAGCGTGTCCGAATCAGAGGCAAGCGGCTTAAACACTCCGCAATTGTAATCTTCTGAACTCAATTCATTCAGCAGTGGTTTAATTCGCTTCAATAAAGTTTCACTCTTGCGAACCATTCGTTTTGCTTCCTGCCAAATGATTTTAGCTTGGTCACGCTTTGTGGCGACTGCATACACTTCGGGACCGGGTTCGCCGTCACCGATAAGCATATACAAGCCAATCGCAGAGGCAAGCAAAGATTTACCGTTCTTTTTTCCGATAATTAGCACAGATAGGTTGTACTGCCTGATACCGTCATCGTCCACGAAGCCAAAAGTTGCCGCAAGCCACGCTTTTTCCCACAGCTCAAGCTTTACAAGCTGACCGCCCATCTTACCTTTACTGTGTCGACAGTAATTTTCGATAAATTCAATGATGTGATTTCCTCGCTTAGCTTCGTAATGATAGCCGTCCGTCGGATTAATCACTTTATCACTTAAATGTTTATACCACTTGCGTATCTTGTCGCAAACAGTAACCTTGCCGTTTTTTATCTGTTCGTAATATTCAAGTATCGGATTATAGCTTAATGGATAGCGTTTCAAAGCTTGTCACGCCCTTCAACGAAATCGTCAAAGCCGTCTGTTGTCGCAGTCTTTGCCTCGGTCACTTTCGGAAGCATATCGTTGAGCTGTTTAATGTATTTGAGATAGTTGCCGAGCATTGTGTTATACAAATCTGCCTCAGGTCTTTTGCGTGAGTACGGCTCTTGTGTTTCAGACTGTGAGAATAATTCAGTTAAGCCATAAATTGCAATGTCCTGTTGCAGTTCTTTCAGCCTGATTCGAGTGAACGCCGCATTTTCAATCAAGCCAACGGCGAGGTCTTTTCTTTTAACCTCTATGTCCTTGTAGATTTCCGTTAATCGCTTTATCTCTCGCTTAATTGCTCTTTGTTCCTTCTGTTCGTCAGTCATTTTACAAGTCACCGTCCTTTCACACAAGTTTTTTAGGGGAGGGGGGTCATACACGAGGTACGCAAAATTTCGACCTGCCCCCCTCGGTCCTGCGAATGTTTACTCACGAAAAATTTTAGGGGGGAGTCGGAAAAATTTGACCGCTCTCATCAAAAAAATATTTTTTCGGTTCTTTGTTTCCGACTCCGTGCCCTGGAAGATTGTCGTGACAATCTTTACAGACATACATCAGATTTTCAAAGTTAAGACTAATGCTTGCGTCAGTTATGTTGCTTGCATTGAGCATAACTTTGTGATGAACAATATAGCCAAGCCGCTTATGACATATCTGACACAAACCACCGTCAATAAGTATTCGTTCATCTATGAAACTCTGTCTGCAATCCTGCCACTTTTTTGATTTGTAGAATGCTTTTGCAAAGTCTTTAGCCATATTTTTCTCCAAAAAAATTAAGCTATAATTATTACATTATAGCTTAATTGTACAGTTATTAAATTCTAAAGTTTACCACTATTTTTCTATCCCCAGCAAGTAATCGGATGTTACATTCAGAGCCTTTGCAAGCTTTCGCAGACTGTTTGTGCTCGGTGCGTTTACTCCGTTTAAGTACGAATAAATCAGCTTGCGGTCAACACCTGACTTCTTGCTTAGTTCAGTCGGGTATATTTTTTGAGCGTTCATAATTTCATTTAGTTTCTCCGAGAACGCTAAATCCTTTCTTGATAATCCGTTCCTCATTCAATTCCTCCTTGAACTTAGCGAACTCACTACATTGCACTCCTCTTGAGCTTGATGGGCACATCTTTTTTCGTCTGCAACGCCAACAACACCAGCAGCAATATAAACTATGTATTTTCTATTCTCGTCTTCTTTCATTCACAACCTGCCCTTTCTCGGTGTAGTCACGCTGGAATGGAAGCTTGAGCTGGTCAATAACCACTCTGTCGAGATGTTCCCAGAAGACTTCGTCCTCACTCGAATGTTTAATAACCTCGGTCATTTCTTTGAGGGCTTTGTTCAATCTATCGTGGCCAAATCCGAAATTCTGATTCAGTACAAACATCATAGTTTTGAAAATTCTACGAGTTATGTCCTCGTTTTCTTTGCTTCTGACTTTGCTATATTCGTTATTAACAAGTCTGAGAATTTCTTTTTTCGCTTCGCGCTTGAAATTCATCGGCACTCTTGCTTTCATTCCAAAACCTCCAAATCATTAAGATAATCAGCCACAATTTGAAATGCAATCAACATTCCCTCGCTTATGTAATAGTGTCTGTTTTTTCGGCTTTTGCTGTTGTTAAGACTGTCCAACTTGTCCTGTTCACTTTCTATGCGTTCGGATATTTCAGCTTTTAATTCGTCAAGGGTCATTAATTTTCGCCCTCCAGTCTTCTTTCAAGCCGCTCAATTTTTTTCTGTTTCCATTTATTCACTTCTTTATCACATTGAAACATTATCTTGCATTGTTCAAGCATAATTTCAACATCTGCCATTTCTTCAAAAATATTATCAACAGATTTCAAATCATCTTCAAGTGATATTTTTTCTTTAGTATAATTTAATCTTATAAGGCTTTTACACAAAGCCTGCGACAATTCAGACAACTCTTCGACCATCTTTATCATCTGATTTTCCACACCGTATGTATTGATTGCTTTATACATAATCTCTTTTGATGTCATTCTTCTGCCTCACTTTCAAGCCAATGTTTTTTGCAATCAATGCAGTTACCGTGGAATTTATTACAATATTCCATCGGAACATGACCGACACACCCGAGCAAAGTAATATCACCTTGAACCATTTCGTCAATCGACATCTGTTTGATTTTCTCGTAATTAGTCATTGTGTTCACACCTCATTTCAATAGTTCATCTATCGTTACATTAAATAAATCAGATATATCTATTATGGTTTTAATATCAGGTTCAAATTTTCCGTATTCATAGTTAGATATACTTGTCCTGCTCAAATAGAGCTTTTCGCCCAACTCATCTTGCGTTAATCCATTTTTAAGTCTTAACGCTTTTAGCTTTTCGGGAAATGCCATTACTCCTCACCTTACCAATCATTTTCTCCGTCTATTGTTAGCTGCCCAGGCAGTACATTATCTTCCATCCACCAATGAAAAACATCTAGACCATTTGCCCATGGCATAGCTTTACCATTTTGTTTTCTGAATTTGACCATTTTATCAAAGGCTCTAATATACATATCACGATACTTTGGGTATCGAGCAAACTCTATAAATCTTTTTTTACCTGCCATTGGACAACCAATGCAACCAACACGAGAAAAACCACAAGAATATAACGGATTAAGAATAATATGCTCCTGATGTATATATTCCTTAACATCATTATCCGACCAATCACAAATAGGATTAATTATTGTTTTTCCTTGTAGCTGACAATGCTCAATTACGCGTCTTTTATCATCATTATCATTATTAAGTATAATTTTATTCTTCTTATTGCTTGTATAAGTTTCAAAAATACCTCTTGATTTTCTTTTAACACTTTCAGCCCTCCGAATACCTGTAGCGATAGCACGATTTGCTCCAGCAGTTTCTTTCAATATCGAACAACAATATCGCACCCATCTTGTTGGAGGCATACCTTTCAATGGTATCAACGACCACATAGAAGTAGAATTACCTTTGAATTTTGGCATATTAATAATACATTTTATACCTTTCAATTCTAATTCTTTAAATTTTTTGCGTATATGATAAACAGTCTCGGGAGCGTCAGCAGTTGTATGAGAGTGTTGCAATTCAAAATCTATGCCAGACTTAAGCGCAAGGTCTAAAATTATTTCGCTATCTTTGCCGCCGGAATAGCATAGTAGCAAAGGCTTATTATAATAATATTTGCTTATTTCGGCACCTTCGCGTAGTCGCATTATAGCAATCTTTTCTAAGTCCATTACTTTTCACTCTCCTTAATAGGCTGATTCCAACACTCAACGCAGTTATGGTATTTTCTGCAATCATCTTTGCTCATAAATCCCAAGTAGAAAGGACAAATATCTTCAGGTATTCCATTATCGTTGAGCGGAGCATTCGGAAAATGCTCCAATAATTCACTCAAATAAGTCTCCGGTTGGTGTTCATCCGACCATTTCTGCACAATTGCAATTGCTTTTTCGGGATAGCATGTTTCAAAGTCCGAACACAACATCGTAGAATCATTATTTAAATGGCTCAAAGGGCAGTCAGCACAATTAAGTTTACATGAATATCCACCGTGATTTAGTTTATGTTTTTTCGTCATCCTTTGCTTTTCCGCAAAGTAATTTTCAGTTCTTGAACAATCAATCATTTTCTTTATCCTCCTTAAATTTTTCCAAGCCTTTCGAGTGCCGTATATTCTCCGTAGCTGTAGTGTGTGCCGTGTCGCTTATTATACAAATTGATTTTCTTGCATTTTTCTTCAAGTGTATCGGGTTTATTGTAATTGCGTGCGGCTGTTTTTCTTAATTTGCTGTTTTTGATAATTTCTCTGTGCTGTTGTTTTCTCATTTCAACACCGCACTCGGTGCAGTATTTTTGATTTGCACTTCTTTTTTCAAATGTTTGCATACATAATTCGCAGATTGCCTGTTGTTTCATTGTTTCATCTCCCTTACCTTTTCGCTTATTCTTTTAACAAATCCGTTCTCATTTGTTAATAGCTCTATCGTCTGCAACGCAAGGCTTAGCATTTCGTCTTTGGTTGCCGCCTGCTTGTACATCTTGCGAACGAGATCGGCGGATTTCTTTATATTGTCCTGTATTCTCGTACATAGTCTTAAATACTCCTCGCCCTCATCGTGGTACTGTCTGTACTCACTCTGCAATTCCTGTTGAAGTTTCAGGCAAGTAATCATATCCCACCCCTTGTGGCGGTTGTTGTAACCGAGTTTTGCAAGTTTTGAAAAGTATTTGTATTCGGCAGGCGGATAGTCGGTATAATCAAGCTGACCGTCAATAGCTTTATCCTCAAGCCTTGCAAACTCTGTTTTGTCTTTAAAATTTGGTTTCATATATTCCTCCCTGCGGAGGCTTGTGGTGGGTTGAAGCCATTTTTAAATAACCCTTTATATATAATATTTTTTATTTTCTTATACGAAAGGTTATAAAACCCCTCAAACCCTCCTCAAGCCACCACACTAACATTCAGAACGAATAGAAATACCGGTGAAATAATTGTAATTTCTTCCCTTTATCTTCTCAAATCGTTTGGCAAGTTCGGTGCTGAACTTGGTATTTGACATACAATATTCGTTGTTGCTGTCTGCCCACGATGCATAGGCGGCATACAACATACTTGCCTGTACAGTGCCCTCAAGAGTACATTTATCCTCGATAAAAGCAGAAATAACATCCATTTCACGCCTGTACTCTCTCACGCTCTTTAATACAGCTGCGGGCATTTGCAGGCCCTCTCTCTGCCACATCAGACAGCCGTCAATGCACCATTTAAAAATCGCTGTCATCTCCGCCTTTAGCTTATGCGTAAGGTTCTTATCTACCTTGTCCTCGGGTATCTGCACATTGAACGGTATCATATGTATTCTTCGCCAAATGCCTGTGTCTGTGCCTCTGATAATAGGTTTATGGTTTGTCGCCATCCATAATTTGAACTCCGGCTTGAACTCAAATTCCTCACTGTACAGCTTTCTTGCTGTTACCGTATCGTCACCTGTAAGCTGTTTTAAAAGTCCCTCATTCAGCCGCACACCCTCATTTGGCTCTACAGATGTAACAAGTCTTGCACCCTTTAATCGTGCAATGTCGCTGTTAATAGCACTGCTCTGCGAGCTTTTCACCATAATGGTTTCGGGCTGAATATTCGCCGCATAATCGCCGAAAACATCTCTTATTACATCAATAAAAGTACTCTTGCCGTTTCGACCTGTACCGTAAAGAAAAAATGCACATTGTTCCGCCGTTGAGCCTGTCAGACTGTAGCCTACCGCCTTTTGAATGTATCTGATTAAGTCCTTGTCGCCTGCAAAAATATCGTCAAGGAACGCAAGCCAACGAGGGCAGTCGGCAGCTTCGGCGCAATCGACCGAAGTAATCTTTGTAAAGTAATATTCGGGGTTATGTGCCTTTACATCGCCGTTTTTCAGATTAATAATTCCGCTTGGCGTGTTGAGTGCCATTTTGTATCTGTCCATTTGTATCGGCAAAATCGGAAGATGATGTTCAATTTCGTTGAGCATTGCTTTTTTTGACTTATTTGAACGGCTTGATTTCATATGCTTTTCAAATGCTTTCGCCATATCTCCGCCGCTCTCTTCATCAGCCTGCAAGTAAAGCTTTGCCTCGGCTTTCATAGCCTCAACGCACTTATCTGCCATTCTTAAGATAACACCGAGATTGTCGACGCTCCACCTCATTGAATTATAAAAATACCATTTCTTTTCCGTATAGCAGTAGCGAACATTTTCGCCAAACAGGTCAACAAACCTTTCTGCGTTGCCCATATCGTCAAATGTATATGCACGCATTTTTTCTTCGTCAACAGTCTGAATAACCTTGCCGTTGCCGATTGAAATCGAATAATCGTTTTGTTTTTTAGGGTTATAGGTCTGCGTACATCCCGACACAGCCTTTTGCAGTGTTATAATGCCGTATGTTGTGCCTGACTGCTTTCTGTCCCACTTGTCACGCATTAAACCCGATTGGCGGAAAATTGCGTCCATTTTGTCTGTATCGCAACCGCACCAAAACGCAAGCATATTGCAAAATGCCATATCAGCCTCGCTCTGTGACGCATAAGCCGAAAAGTCACCGCTGTATAAGGCTCTGAAAAGATTGCCGTTCTTAGCGCTGCAGGCGGCTCTGACGATGTCATCAACGGAATTTAAATTGACCGTAATGTTCTGCCTGTTCGGCTTAGGCTCTGCCGCCTTGCCGAGATATTTGGAGTGCAACGGCTTAACACTCTCGGTACAATCGTTGATGTATCCGTATTCCGAGCAGTAGTTTCCTGTCACAACGAAAAATCTGCCGTTTTCGTACATCTCAAAACCGCCCGAATCATTCTTCGCCTTACGCTTGCCCTCGGGCAGATGACCTTTGCATATAATATGGATACCGGTTTTGCTCTGAGAATACTCAGCGTAACTCTGCAATGTGTTGACAAATTCACTTACTATGTTGTCAGCTCCGCCGTTTTGGTAGTCCTCAATATCCTGTGGCATATCGTCAAGGTCAATACCGAAGAACGGCGAATTTGAGAACATAAAGCCTATGCCCGAATACTTGCCTGACTGCCTGACAGCGGTTTCAAAATCCGACCAAGTGTCGGGATTGTTTGACTGGGCAAGTCCGCCCGTCTTTGGATTGACGGGCTTCTTAGAAATGCCGCTGTGCGACTTCGGATCAGGGTATGCCTGCCAACACACCCAATTTTTATAGCCTTTTAATTCCTGCGGAATTGCACTGTATTTATCGTTAAAATTTGTAAATCCCATATTTTATACCTCCTTATGGATTCTTATGAATTTCATATGTACCGACTTAAAATTCAAAAGTTGCATAAATTAGTGCAATTTCCGTAAAAATTTTCTGAATTAAAACGGTAAATCATCATCAAGCGGCATATCCGTAAAGCCTTGATTTGTCGGCTGTGCTGATGCATAGCTTTGCTGTGGCTGTGCATAGGCTGTAGCTGTATTGGTTGTCGTCTGCTTTGGAATATGCTTTACAGTCGGATATTTTGTAGGATTTCTCCAACTTACTCGCTCCTGTGTTTTTCCGTTGTATTCTTCGTGCTTTATAGTTACACGCATCGGCTTATTGACAAGCTCACCGCAGAACTGCTCAAGACTGTCGTACTCCTTGCTATCGGGAAGTCCTGCCGCCTTGCCGAGTGCCATAATCTGACCATAGCTGTATCCCTTGACCTGCAAGTCTGCGTTTGTAGGCTCTTTCTTCTTCCACAATGTATCAAATATATATCCATTTTTATAGTTCTGCTCAACATCATTTCGGATTACCATTGAGATGTTCAGATTTTCTTTGCCATTCTTTGTTACTCTCTCCTCAACCTTAGCTATAAGGCACTCATAATCGCCCTCAGGCTTGATTGAGCTGCCCTGTGTTGCTTCGTTCCAGTTTGATTTAAAACCCATGATTATTCCTCCAAAATTAATTTAATTGCTTCATTGGCACTTCTGCATATTCCTGCTACCGCACCGTTAAATTTCATCATCTGTAAAAAGTTATGCTGCTTTTCGGTTGCTCTGCCTTTTGCTGTTTTAACCTCAATGAATACCGCCTTGCCGTCTGATTTTCTGACACCGAATAAATCAGAAAACCCCGGTGGTACACCTGTGCTGAAATATCGTCCGTCCTTTGTGTAACCCTGTCCGACATTGATACGAAAAATATCGCAGTACGGTGCAATTGCAAGGCGGATTTCATTCTGTATAGCGTGTTCTTCTGTCAAGCTATCAATCCTCTCTTTCGTGCTTGATAATACGCCCAGCCGGGCTTATAGCCGTGTGTTTTTGCGTAAACAAGTAAATCGTTGTAGCTGCCGCAATCAGATGGTGAACTGAAATCGAGCTTAAAGCCCTCAACCTTTATAAGCTCTGCGCCAGTATCAAAATCTACCTTTCGCTCTGCTGTCGGAAATTCATATCCGCATCGAGGACACACGGCTTTCTGCCCCGCCGGCGGTGCAGAGAATGTAAAAAAACACTCGGGGCATTGCTTGACCTTTGTTGCCTGCTCGTCTTCAAGCTTTTTAACACTCTTTTTCTCTCGTTTTTCAAGTGACCATACCCTGTCATCATCAGGCATTCCGTGTCTTGCATAGTTGCCCACATGGTCAATGATTACCGCCCTTTTGTTCGGTCTGTATCGCATACATCGCATTGACTGCTGAATGTAAAGCGTAAGGCTGTGAGTAGGTCGGAGCAGAATTGTACATTCGCAGTCGGGCACATCAAAACCCTCTGAAATCAAATCCACATTGCAAAGAATTGTAATTTTTCCGCTGCGAAACTCGTTTATAATCTGTTCTCTCTGCACCTTCGGAGTTGCTCCGTCAATATGCCTTGCGGATATACCCGCTTCGCAAAATGCCTGTGCGGTTGCCATACTGTGTTTGACAGTTGAACAATAGCACACTGCTTTTTTGCCGTCTGCAAGCTGTCTGTAATACTTGATTACATCTCCGAAAACTGTATTTTTAGTCATTGCTTTTTCTATCTCGGAGGCGACATATTCGCCCATTTTGGTGTGCAGTCCTGTAAGGTCGGCAACACTCGGAGCATAGTAATCATACGGGGCAAGGCAGTTATGCTCAATGAGCCACTTGGTACTTACTCCTACAATCAGCTTGTCGTTGACATCACCCAAGCCATCACCGTTTAGACGGCAAGGTGTTGCGGTTACTCCGACCCTCGGAACATCTGAAAAATATTCATAAATGCGTTTGTAGCTTTGTGCAAGGCTGTGATGATTTTCGTCCGTAATGATTAACGCAGGCTTAGGAAGTTTTTTAAGCCTGCGTGTAAAGGTTTGTACCATACCAATCTGACATAAATCCATAAGCACACCCCAGCGGACAAAGGTTCTGAATATTTGGTCAACAAGCTCTCTCCTGTGAACAAGGAACAGCACCCGTTTACCGTTCCAAGTTGTTCGTCTTGCAATTTCTGCGACAATGCAGGACTTTCCGCCACCGCACCCAAGGACAATGCAAGGAGCTTTGTAACCCTCTCGCCAAGCTTGCCTTACTTGCTCCACAAGGTCATTCTGATACGGTCGAAGCTGCATTTCCGGCACCCTCTCTCTGCTTTTCCTGTTTCTTCTGCTTTATCAGCTTTGCGACACACTGCATACAGAGCTGTCTGCCGTAATTTTTGGTTGTGCCGTCAATGATCTGCTTAACGGTGCGTTTACCGTCAGAAAGTATCGGTGCTTTGCACTCATCGCAATACTGTTCGGGTTGCATTGAATAGTATGTTCTCAATGCTTCATCAACAATTTTAAGGTCATTTGATATGTACATTGAATCAAACAAGCCTATCGGACTTTTGCAAGTGTCGTTACCGTCTGTTTGTGTTGCAAAAAGATACTTGCCGTCAACAACAACCGTTTTCAAAACTGTGGTAAACATTCCCTCAACCGAGATTTTTTCGTCAAGCAGCTTACCGATTGTTTTAGCTTTTTGTCTGCCGTTTTCGTCGGTATCAATATGACTTAAAAAATAAACAATTGTATCGCTTGGTAGAGTTTCAATCTGTTTCACAAGTTCCCAAAAATTTTTGCCAATGTCGGTAAACTTCTGAAAGCCTGTTTCCTTGGCTCTTCTCATATACTCGTTAGCCATGAGATACTGTGCGTCATCAACTGCAATCGACTTACATTTCTGCTTTTTGATAAAGTCCTCAATATCAATGTAGTTATCAGAGTTGATTGATGAAGCAAATTTTGTTCTGAACGGGAGTGATTTTCCATTCACATTCACAAGAGCAAGTTCATCTGCTTTGAAATTTCTTAAAGAGGCAGATTTTCCGCTGCCTGAATATCCTAAAACCAATATAGGTAATCCCATAAATAACACCTCACTTAATACTCAACGACTGTTTGCTTTCCATATGCACAAACGGGATTTCTTCGCCCTTTTTGCAGAGAGCTTTGACATCATTCTTTTTCACTTCGGGCATACTGTATTTCAAAAGGTGGGCAAGATTGTGTTTCTCTGCCCACTCAACGAATGAAATTTCATCATCAATAACAAGGCTCGGTGCGTTGTTTCTGATTGATACAACTGCGTGCGGCATATCTACCTTGCTCCTGCCGATTGCTTTCATTGCGTTAAGAAGATATGCAGCGAGTTTTTCAACCTCTCGCTCTTTCTGCGACTGCCTCTTAGCGATTGCAGATTTCTCAAACTTGAGTATATTAGCCTCGGCTTTAAGCTGTTTGATGTAGACTGCAATGCTTTCTGCTTTCTCGTCAAATTCGCCCTCAATGCCCTCGAGTGTATCAAACCACGCTGTAAGCATTTTTTCTTTGTATGCCTCAACATCTTCGATAATATCGCCGTTGCCGTCAATCGGCTGACCGTCTGCGTCAGTATCGGGTTCATATTCGTTTATGTCTTCAAATTGGTTGAATAATTCAGCAAAGCTTTCCGTAAGCTCATAAAGTTTCATTGTTGCTCCCCCTTAAAGATTTATGTTTTGTGTGGCAAGTGCTTCTATTAAATGTTCAACCTTGCCCTTGAAAAATTCCTTGTCCTGTGACTGCTTGGCAAAATCGAGCATACGGATAAAGCTGTCATATGCAATCGAAAAATACGCCTTAAAGACATCCTTGTCATCTGATGTACCGTCAGCAGTCTGAACATTTTTCAGCCTTTCTTCATACTCCTCTTTCTGTCTGCGAAGAGCCTCTTGCTTTTCGTCCTCAAGCTGTTTCCTTACGATTTTTTCGTTCTCACGATATTCTGCTTCGAGTTCGTCATTGCGTTTGATGTTCTCACGCTCAAGTGCTCTGATGGTTTCGTTCAGTCTGCGCTCATTATCGCTCGGCTCTGCAACGGCAACCTCAATAGGACGGCTTTCAAGCTCCTGAACTTTATTTGTCAGCTTGAAATTTTTGTTTTTTTCCTCTGCAAGCTGATTTTCAATATTGCGATAGCTTTCTTTTGAAGTGTCCGCCTGCTGCTTGTAATAGTCTGCGTCTTTCTTAGCGTTATTGAGCTGTCTGCAATAGTCAATGCTCTTGTCGGTCACCTCCTGTTTTTCAGCTTTAAGGCTGTCAATTTCTGCTTTTAACTGCTTGACCGTTGTGTTTTCAATGTCAAGCTTTTCGGCGATTTCAGCCTGTTCGGGTTCGCTTATGGTAGCGAGCAACATCAACTTACTTTTGCTAATTTGTCCAAACGTTTGGACATTTTCAGGATTTATTTTTTCTACAATAGAAATATAGTTATATGCGTTACTGCGTTTCATACCTACTTCATTCTCGCAGTACTCTTCAAAATTCGTGTAGCCAAGCTCCTTATACAGCTTGTTGTCACGCATAGTCTTGAGTCCGTTGCACATATCCCATATGTTCTGTTGTGCAAGGTTTGCGCTTACAAGAATTTTCTGATGCAGTTCAATGGCCTGCTGTTTCTGTGCCGTTATTTCATTCATTGTTATTACCTCTTGATTTTTTATAAAATTAAGGATATAATAATGTTGATTGATTTCATATTATATCCTTGAACCGTTGAAAGCATTGCAGTGCTGTCAGCGGTTTTCTTCATATTTTGCGATAATAGTCTTGAGGTCCGTTAATGTTCTGTCGAGTTCTTTAGCCGCTGACGGACTGTCCAAATACATCGGTTTAACATCTTTGTTTGCTGAAAAGCTCCATCCGTCCATATATATGCCAACATCTAATTCGCACACATGTCCGGCGAAGTCAACGAATATCGTCGGTTTATTGCCTGTGAGCTCCTGTTTGGTCGGCTTACCATTAAACTCGAGTGCAAGTGCCATAATCTCAAGCACTTTTTCTTTTATAGATTTTTTCATATAAATATCTCCTTTTAATTAATTTTTTATTGCGTACTTACAGCACTTAATAAACTTCTTGCAGTTCTTAACAACACGCTTAAATCCGACTGCTTTGTTACAAAGTTTGTGATTGTCGAGGCTCTCTTTAGTTTCAGCTACATAGTTTAGTATGTCTTCGAGCCTTTCAGCCGTAACGGTGTCTAAACCCTGCAAGGCAATAACCTCGCCGTCTTTGATGCAGATTTGTAAGTTTTCAAGCTTACTCATATCCGTTTGCTCCTTTCTTGAGGTTTTCGAGCAGTTCACGCTCTATAATCACACAGTCCCTCAGATAGCATTTTGTGTTGCTGTTAATGCCATAGACCATATTATCATCTAAACATATTGCTGTTTCGTATGATACTTTCATCATAAAGCGTCCTAAATCATTAGAGAACACATCTCCGATTTCAACCTCCTTAAACGAATACGATTTAGATTTGTTGATAATTACTTCCATTTCCATTCTCCTTTCATTTCGTCGGGGTCAATCAAAAGTTCATATGGTTTAATTCCAAGGACTTCCGCAGCTCTGACGATTTCTTCAAGTCTGAAATTTTCAGGACTTTTGTTTTTGCGTGCTGAACAGGTAGCAGGATTAATGCCAAAGAGTTTGCTAATTTTTTCTCTGTCATAACCGATACAGTTCAATCGAAAGAAAAGACATTGTGCTACTCTCGACATATATGCTTGCTCCTGTTCAGCTTTTGTTGTTCTTTTCAGTTTTGGCATATAATCACCTCTTATGCTGTTTTCTGCTGTTCGGCAATCTGCTTACCCACGACCATTCCTTTCATCATTGCGAAAGCAACAGCCTTTTCTTCATCTGTCATATCAATCAAGATTTTTGCAAGCTCTGCGCCTGTCTCTTATACACATCTGACGCTGCCGACGACGGAGAGAGTGTAGAT